AGAGCGCCTAGAACATATTTGCAAGATTGTGCTTGCATCGGGAAAATATTAATGCTAGTTGTCTCTCGACCCGAAGTTAACGTAGATGCCATAGTTGAGTTCGACCCTCAACAGAGGTTTATTAAGCTACCCATTACAAACTATCTCAAGCTGCTTAATGTGTGGGATACAATCAATCGCCCACAGATTGCCTTAATCAACGCAGTCAACGATCCCAAGTACAGGTTTATCTGTGCTGCCCTTGCCAGGCGATTAGGCAAAACTTATATTGCCAATATTATTGGTCAACTTGTTACCTTAGTCCCAGGGTCAAATGTCTTAATCATTTCACCAAACTATAACTTATCCTCAATATCATTTGAACTCCAACGCAAACTTATTAAACACTTTGACCTCGAAGTCGCACGCGACAACCTCAAAGACAAAATTATCGAACTCAGCAACGGTTCTACCATTCGTATGGGTTCTCTTAGTACCGTTGATAGTACTGTTGGTCGATCATATGACCTAATCATATTTGATGAGGCTGCACTAGGTGAGGGTGGTGAAGCGGCCTTTAACGTTGCACTGCGACCTACACTTGACAAGCCGCAAGCCAAGGCTATTTTTATCTCAACTCCTCGTGGTCGTAACAACTGGTTTAGTCAATGTTACAATCGCGGGTTTAGTGACGAATTTCCCGAGTGGATTAGCCTGCAAGCAGATTACACCGAAAACACACGCATGGCTGAGTCGGATGTTGCGGAAGCGCGACGTTCCATGTCAAAAGCCGAATTTGAACAAGAATACCTGGCCTCATTTACTGTGTTTGAGGGTCAGATTTATGCCCTAAAAGAAGATGACGTTTGTGAGATTCCTGAAGACCTCAAAGGCGAGGCATTTGCTGGGTGCGACCCTGGTTACCGAGATGCTACTGCTTATTGCGCTATCGTTTACGATTGGAACCGTGATTGCTTTTTTATTGTCGATGAATACTTAAAGTCGGAACAAACCACAGCTGAGCATGCTAGTGCGTTTCGTGAACTAAATACGCGTCATGGCGTTGAAGTCACCTTTATTGACTCGGCAGCTGCACAGTTTGCAAGTGACCTTGCTTACCTATACAACATCTCAACAACCAAAGCCAAAAAAGACGTCTTACCCGGCATTGCTTATGTGCAAACCCTACTACAACAAGGCCGATTAAAGGTAGCTCCACATTGTACTAATACCCGTGCAATGTTTCGTGCAATGTTTGACCAGTATCGCTGGGATCAACGCGAGGGGCTCCAACGTGAACGCCCCATGCATGATCAATATAGTCACATGGCCGACGCAGTCCGCTATGCACTGTATACTTATACCGTATAATGGTATAAAAAATTTGTGCATTGACTTTTGGTTGCTGTTCTGCTATAATAAGTGGAAATTTAGAATAATTTTATGGCAAAAAATACAAACAAGCGAATACCAGTCAAATGGGTTCGTGACAGAGCCAAAGCAGCCTACGAGAAAAAATCGAGCTGCTACATTTGCGAGACTAGTGCGGACTTAGAGCTGCATCACTTGCATTCAGTTACAATACTCTTGGACAAATGGGCTGAAGCTAAAGGTTATGACATTTCAACAGATGCAGGTATTTTAACTGTGCGAGATGAATTTATTGCTGAGCATCACACGGAGTTATATGATCAAGTTTACACCCTTTGTAATCGTCATCATGTAGCACTACACGGTGTTTACGGTAAAGCTCCTCGACCTGGCTCGGAAACGAAGCAGGCTCATTGGATTGAGACACAGCGTACAAAATTTACTGGCGGTGGTGAAGCTGTTGTGCCGCCTAAAAGCTTTGGTAGTTTTTTCTCGGAGTTCGTTTAAGGGACAAAACTATGGCAAGATTTACAGACTGGATTCGCGAAAAGCTGAATCCAGCACAAGAACGAATTTACACAAACGAAGGTACTCAAGTTGGTACTGACGCAAAATTAACTTATACACAAGCATTTAAGAAACTGGAATCAGTTAACCGTTCGGTTAATATGCTGGCTTCGGCTTGTGCTAGCTTAGATTATGATATCAAAGACAAATTGCACGAAGGCGTTGCAATTGGCGTACGCCAAAAGTCGCTGAACACATTGCTTAACTTCAGACCAAACCCATATCAAACCGCACAAGATTTTCGTCAAGCACTATTCACAGACTTTATCCTAGAAGGCAATGCATTTGTACACTTTGATGGTGTGTTTATGTACCACTTGCCTGCATCGGATGTTGAAATTTTAACAAGCGCAAAAACCTTTATTAGCGGCTACCGATTCAACGGAACTGTGGATTTTAAGGAAAGTGAAGTGTTCTACTTTCGCGATTTGAATTCAGATTCAATTTATCGCGGATCAAGCCGACTAGAGTCGGCACAGAAGTCGATTAGTACGCTCTACTCCATGCAGCAGTTTCAAGAACAATTCTTTGACAACGGTGCTGTGTTTGGATTGGTGCTTACCTCGGAAAACACACTTTCGCAAATTGCCAAAGAAAAGACAATTCAGTATTGGTTACAAAAGTACTCAACCAAGCAAGGCGGCAAGCGCCCTGTGATCTTGGATTCGGGACTTAAGCCTGCACAGGTATCTAACCAAAACTTCAAAGACATGGATTTTGACCTTTCAATCAAGACCCATAGCGAACGTATTATGCAAGCAATTGGTGTACCGCCTATTTTAATGGCTGGTGGCAACAATGCTAACATCTCGCCTAATCTTCGCTTATTTTATCTTGAAACAGTAATGCCTATTAATCGTAGATTTATTAGTGCTGTTGAAAGATACTTCGGATATGATGTTGAGGCTATTACAAGCTCAGTTTCCGCACTACAACCAGAACTAAAAGATATTGCTGCCTATCATTCGACACTTGTCAATGCAGGCATCATAACAGCTAATGAAGCACGTGAAGAATTACGTTATGACAAGATGACTGGTCATGACGAAATAAGAATACCAGCTAATATTGCTGGTTCGGCTGCTGATCCGTCGCAAGGTGGAAAGCCAAAAGATAATCAGCAATAAAAGGGGTATTTATGGTAGATAAAAATAAAGTGCTGTATGTAAACAGTTCTTTTACTAAGAGTGAACCTACTACCACAGACGAAAGCGTTGAAATGTTAACCATTAAAGGTTACGCTTCAACCACTGACGTTGATAGACAGGGCGACATTGTTCCTGTAAGCGTTTGGGAAAAAGGTATTCAAAATTACTTGAAAAATCCAGTAATTTTAGCATACCATAATCACAGCGCTCCTATCGGTAGAATGACAGAGCACAAGGTTGATGAAAAAGGATTGCTTGTAAAAGCACGAATTTCTTCTGCAGCCGGTGACGTTTATAAACTAGTAAAAGACGGTGTACTCACAGCTTTTAGTATCGGATTTCGCATTGTAGATGCGGAGTACAATTCAGCTGCAGAGCTGTTTGTGGTAAAGGAGTTGGAGCTGCACGAAATTTCAGTAGTGTCAGTACCTGCAAATCAAAACACATTATTTAGTCTCTCTAAGTCGTTTGAAAACGACGAAGAATTTAAATCTTTCAAAATGCAGTTTGCACCCAAAAGCGAATCAGCTAAAGGGCTAGAATCCTCTACGGAAGCGAACAGCGATGTTACAAAGGAATGGAAAATGGATCCAAAACAATTAGAACAACTGTTAGCTGATGCAGCTAGCAAAGCGGCTGAGCAAACTGCTAAAGCCATCGGAGAAAAGCAAGCTAAAGATGCTGCTGATAAATTAGCTGCTGAAAAAGCTCAAGCTGATATCGACGCACGCGTTAAATCTGCTGTTGCAGCTATCTCTACTGTTGACACTGGTGCTGAAAAGCTCTTGGCTGAAGTCGAGAAGCGTTTAGCCTCTGCTGAAGAAACAAACAAGTCTGTGATCGCTGGTCTCGAGTCTGCTCTTAAAGAGAAGGCTGCTGAAATTGAAGCAATCACAAAGTCAAAAATGTCTTTCCAAGACGGTAAGTCTGGCGAAATGTCATATGCTGACAAAGAAAAGGCAGTTTTGCTGTCTAAAATGAATGGCAAGTCTATCGAAGCCAGCCGTTTAGGTCGTCAATTAGTTGAAAAATATGGTGCTCACGTGCCTTCAGCTACTTGGGAAACTGAAGTTAGCTTGAACATGGAAAATGAAGTACGTCGCCGCTTGGTGGTTGCTCCTAACTTCCGTAACATTGCTATGCAAACCAATGTGATGACTATCCCAGTGAATCCAGAAGCCGGTGTGGCAACTTGGGTTACTAACGCTCAGTTTGGTACTTCCAACTCTGCTGGTAACACTGCTACCCACGCTTTGAAAGAGATCACTTTGAATGCATATAAAGTTGCTACTAACGAGTACACTGCATATGAAGAAGAAGAAGATGCTTTGTTGGCTTTGATGCCCGTGATTCGTGATGGTATGATCCGTCGTGTTGCTCGCGCTGTTGACCGTGCTATGTTGCGTGGCGCAGGTTCTGGCTCTGATCCCGTTGCTGGTTTGGTTACTAAAGATGCAGCTTCTGCTGTGACTTTGTCCGCTGCTAGCGGTGTGGCTACAGTTGCTACAATGCGCGCATTACGTAAAGATTTAGGTGCTTGGGGTCTCGATCCCGCTGATGTTATCTATATCGTGTCACAAGACGTGTACTACGATTTGTTAGATGACACACAGTTCCAAACCATGGATAAAGTTGGTACACAAGCTACTTTCTTGACTGGTCAAATTGGTGCTATCGCTAATAGCCCAGTGTTGGTTTCTGCTGAGTTTGACAGCAAGGCTACTGGCGCTGCCGGTGCTATCGCTGTTGCTCCTGCTAACTTCTTGATCGGTAACCAGCGTGGTCTGCGTATCGACACACAAGAGTTGGTTGAGACACAACGTCGTGTGATGGTTGCCAGCCTGCGTACAGGTATGGTGCAAGTCACTTCTAACCAAGGTGCTGGCGTTTCAGCTCTTCGTTACACAGCTTAATTTAGTTTAAGTTTAACAAGACCCTTCGGGGTCTTGTTTTATAAAGGTATATCTTGTGCCTTTATAAAACAAGTGAGGTATTTATGGCAACAGATTTAGTTACAAAAGCTGAATACAAAACTTACATGGGAATTACCAGCACAAATTCAGATTCAGAAATTGATTTTTTAATACCCAAAGTCAGCGACTTGGTAAAATCATACTGCCGTCGTACTTTCGTAGATTACTACAGCAACATTAAAGTTGAAGTTTTTGATGGTGGGTTTCGCGAGATCTTGCTAAAAGAAACTCCTGTTGTAAGCGTTAGTTCAGTAGGCTATAGCGAAGACTATGGCAGAACATACACAAACTTAGTAAAGTTTACTGACTGGGT